GTGTAATCCTCACTGAACAAGAAGAAAACCTTTAATTTTTTAGGAGAAAACAAATGAAATTCGGATGGACACCTGAAGCAGAAATTCTTAATTCCCGTCTGGCAATGCTTGGATTTGTCATTGCTGTTGGAACTTATGCCACAACTGGTCAAATTATTCCGGGAGTATGGTGATGCGTAGAGAACAGTATCAAGTCCCACAAGTTCAGTTTCAGTTTCGTGAGAATGGAGAGTTTGTAACTCGCACAAGTGCTGAAATTTTTGGTGGTAAGAGAGTTGTTATTTTCTCACTTCCTGGTGCATTTACTCCCACCTGCTCTGCATATCAACTTCCTGGTTTTGAAGAGAAGTATGATGAGTTTGCTGCCCTTGGTATTGATGAAATCTATTGTATCTCTGTGAATGATGGGTTTGTGATGAATGCCTGGGCAAAGGATCAAGGAATCGAAAAGGTTAAACTGATTCCTGATGGCAATGCATACTTCACTCGTGGTATGGGTCAACTGGTAAGCAAGTCTAATCTTGGATTTGGTAATCGTTCTTGGAGATATGCTGCCGTTGTAGATAAAGGTATTATCGAAAAACTCTTTGAGGAACAAGGTAGATGCGATAATGCTAGTGAAGATCCTTACTATGAGACCACTCCCGACGCAGTGTTTAACTATGTTTCATCCACAGTAAAGGTTGGAGCAACTGCTTGACTAGGCAAGAATACCTTGCTATAATTCCTGAAGGAAGCATTTTTGCTTCCTTTTTTGCTAAATACCCTGTGCCGTGAAGATTGCCCATTGAGAAGTGGGAGTGCGCTCTCTTTATACGGATGTCGAGTTCTATTAAAATTAATGTTTAAAAAGTTAGCAATTCTTTCTCTCATCACTATTCCCATTGCAGCATGTGCGTATCCCGCAATCAATGAGATTCAAGCACCAGAAGCACCTGTAGAAGAAAAGGTTGAAGAAAAGAAAATTGTTCAACTTAAGGTTGATGATGATAAGACCTGGAAGTGTCCAGGATGTAATGAAAATGAAAAGTATGTTTTGGAAAAACTACAAGAAAGAACCAATATTTCTGATCGTAATGCTCTTGCTACAATACTTGGCAATATTAAATCAGAAAGCAACTTCCATGCCAACATTTGTGAAGGAGGCGCTAGAGTATCTTACGATCGCTGTTATAGCGGTGGCTATGGCCTTATACAGTGGACAAGCACAGGAAGATATTTGGGATTAGGATCTTTCTGTAAGAAGTATGAATGTGATCCTAGTAGTCTTGAAGGTCAGGTTCGTTACATGATCAATGAGCCTCAGTTCCAAAAGGTTCTTCCTGAGTTTGAGGGAAGTGGATGGACAGTTGCCCAGTATATGGTTCCATCTTATTATTGGTTAGGTTGGGGAATCAAAGGTTATAGGCAAGAGTATGCTTATGACTATACTAAGAAACTTGTTTGGTCTTAATCCTAAATATCACTATAATGTGTTTAGGCATTATGCAAAAACTAATTAACACAATCGCACTTCTATCAGGACTGGTTTCTTTATCGGTTCTTGGTGGGAGTGCTTATTTGTATCTCAATAAAACCACTCTTATTGAAGATGCTAGGGAGAAAGTAACCGTAGCGGTCACAGAGGCGCTTACAGAGGCACTTCCTGCCCTTTTAGATGGTGCTATACCTGAGGTTCCAGAGGTTACTGGACCTGCGATTCCATCAACAACTGGTCCCTCTATTCCAACACCATGAAAAAATTATTACTTTCTTTAATGGCACTTGGAGTTTGTTCTCCTGCCTTTGCTGGTTCTAAAGTTAAAGAATTCTATACTATGAATTCTATGGGTTGCATGATCTTACAAGAATGCACCGAAGATGTCAGAAGAATCAACTCTATCTCAGATATTGAGAGTTACTATCCTGATTCTGATTTTAGTGTGGTTGCTGACGAGTTTAACTCAATGCTCTTATCCCTTAATAAGATCGGAGTTATGGTCTTTCTAGGTCCAGAGAGATACTTTCCTCCTGGACATCGTGGTGTTTATCATACCGTCACGAATAACTTTTATCTGAATGATGCTTTTATGAAGCGTCCTGATGTTCTTATGACTGTTATGAGGCATGAAGGATGGCACGCCGCACAAGATTGTATGGCAGGAACCATTGATAATAGTATGATTGCCATTATCAAACCAGAGGAAGATGTTCCTAAACTCTGGCGTGAGATCGTAGAGAAGACCTATCCAAAGTCTGCTGTTCCTTGGGAAGCAGAAGCAAAGTGGGCTGGTAAGACAGAAGGAATGACTGCTAAGGCACTTGATGTTTGTGCTGCGGGTCCTATGTGGGAGGTTTACAAACCCACTCCTCTTACGCTAGAATGGTTGAAGAAAAACGGATACGTTAAATGACCTTCCCCCTTTTTGTTGAGGAACCAAACACAAATAAACAAGTAGAAGTTCCTCAGGAGATTCTATTTTATTGTGATAGTATTACTGTGAATGCGAATCGAGTTGATATGAGATATCTTGATTGTATCAATATGCACATGGGATATTATGGAAACTCTAAGGACGTTCTTGAAAAGTATCGGAATGAGTACTATAATTACATTGAAGTTCGTCCAGTGTTTGAATGAGAGAACGCATTACATTTATTCTTCCCTTCCTTCAGATTATTATTGCTTGCTACACTTTATGGAAGATTGATAATCCACCCGAACACTTTTGTGTTCCTACGTCTCCAAACTTTACGTTTAGGTGTTATCAACAATAAATAATTAATTCAAAAGACCAGCCAAGAAGAACTTTTGATGTCAATTCATTATGATAAGTTCTTTGTTGGATACAAAAAAATAGACATGGTATCATACACCAGAGACATGCTGATAAAGGGCATAGTCGCAAAAGAGATGATAGACTATACTGGTGAAGACTATCATAAACACTTAAAAGAGTTGTATCACAAATGGGAACATGAATCCAGTGAGACTCTTTGTAAAAAATATAATGAATTGGAGAAAGCAAACATTACTGTAGATTTACTTACTCCTTAACTAAATAGTGTAGATTCTCAATCTACAATGCCAGAACAAAAGAAAGAAATTTCAAAGGTTGTAGAGAAAGATCACGAAGAAAACAGAGAATGGTTAGCGGATTTGGTCAAGCTTGTAGTCTTGATCTGGTCCGCTTCTTTATTAACTGCTTCTTATATCAGACTTCCAACAGGTCAGAAAATTTTAGACTTTGATCCTACATTTATTGCTTCTGTATTCTCAGGATCTTTAGCTGCATTTGGATTATCACCTGCCAGAAATGGTGGTAATGGTGTAAAGACATCTAATGGAAACACTCCTACTGGAAAGAAAGAAGACCAACCACCAGTAGCATCTGCTATTGATAGACCAAAACAATGAAGAAAATAACTAATGGTGTTATTTTATTTCTTGCTGTTACTGTTGGTGTTGGCCATATTGGTATTATTGGACATCTTATGAAAGTGGGCAACACCATAAGTAGTCCAGTCATTAACATTCCAGACGGAAAATACACTTCTTACGAACTGAATGTAAGTAAGGACGGATATAGTGTGAAGTATCGTGCTAATGATCCAAAGGTTCTTTCTACTGAAAGGTCATTAGAACTTGATAGAACCAAGAAAGGTTTGTTTGGTGGTGGAACTGAAAAGAGAAATGAGTATCGCAAGGACGAATATACCGCAGAAGGATATCGTAATCTTGGTGGAGGTGAAATAAATGAAGAGGGAAAGTCTGCGGAAGAGATAGAGTGTTTAGTAGCGGACGCTGGAGCACGGTCACAAGGTGCTCTGGCAGGAACTAGCATTGCTACTGGTGCTCTTGCTCCCGCAGTATTAAACATTCCTTATATTGGTTGGTTAGCAGCAGGATGGATGACCTTATTGGGACAAAGAATAGGTTCTAATATTGGTTCAGAAGTTGGTAGTGTTTTTAATGATTGTTGATAAATATTTTTTAATGTTACTTAACATATATGGAACACGATATTAACTCTCCTGTGTGGAGTGTGATTATACTTCTCTGTTGTGGACTTGCATTTACTGCATATGTTGTCGTATATATACTAAGACTAGCATTCCAGGAGATGCAAGAAGATGGGTGCCATGGTTCCACCGAGCAGGAAGAGCTGCTACAACTTCCGAGTGATCGAAATCAACAGAGTGATTGATGGTGATACTATTGACGTAACTATTGACTTGGGATTTGACCTTTATAAGAAAGAACGTGTGAGAGTTGCTGGTGTTGATACGCCAGAGAAGCGTACCAGAGATGAGGAAGAAAAAGCATTAGGATATGACGCAACAAATTGGCTCAAAGAAAAACTGGAAGGAGCAATTTCGGGAGAAGATGATCTTATTATTCGTACTGAGCTTGTTGGTGGTGTTGGAAAATATGGCAGGTTACTGGGTTGGTTATACATTGGAGACGCCGAACTCTCACTCAACGAACAAATGATTACTGAAGGATATGCTTGGGAATATGACGGTGGAACAAAGCAAAAGAACTTTGAAGAACTGAGAGAAATCCGTAGAGCACACGGAACTCTTGTAGAGTAAAGGTGAATTATTGTTAAGATATAATACTTTTTGAGTAAATATTATAGTTGCTTTTTTTAACTATGTCAGTTAGTGCTTACAAGAAAAGAAATTCGAAAATTAATTCGAAGACAAATTCTGAAAACACATTTTTTCTTTATGTAATTTTTTATCAAATCTTTTCTAAATTTGGTAAATTTTTTAAAGGAATATTTCACCACGACTAATGTCAGAGATACCAGAGATTGGAACTCAGAGACTTCAAATACCAGAAGTCTCTACTTGGATATTCGAACCATCACAATCTCTACCACCTTATGTTCCAGTAACTACTAACATTGGATTGCCCATTGTTGATATTCCTGGATGTGTGGAAGCTCATAGTAGCAAAAATAATTCAAAAACAATTGGAATGGATGATGATAATGGCGTCCTAACCTATTGCGATGCCACTCTTCCTTCATTTAAACCCATTATTTTTACTCCAGAAGAGGTTATACCAACACGTCCTGCTAAAATACCTCCTTATAAAAAACCAGGAGAACCTCCTAAACCACCACAACAGGTTTCTCTTCCAAAAATACCAGAAGTAAACCCAGTAAATTGTTTACCTGATGAGACTTATAATGATCAGTTAAGAAAATGTGAGAAGAACATTATAGAAGTTCCTTCCGAACCTGAGATACCTTGGCACGAAGAGTATCTACCTGATCCAGGAGTAATGGTCCAAACCTCAATTATCGCAACAGCAGCAGCAGGTGCAGCATTGGCAGCAAAACCAATAGCTACAATTGTACTCAAAGGAATAAAACCTGCAGTTAAACAAGTAGTCAATAAGATTGCTAAGATACTTGGCAAACATCAAAAGGAAGTAGTTAAATCAGTCTTCGAAAGAAGAATGGAACAAAAGCATCTTAGGGGTTGATTTTATGTAAGTGTGGATGTTCGTGCTTGGGAACTGTAGTTACATTCTGAACCACAACATCTGCGCAGACTTTATAATAAGGACTCTTAGGATGGAAAGTAATACCTTGCTTCATTAATTCTCCACAGTTCTTGAGTCTTGCGATTTCAAAATCTAATCTTTTATTGGCAGTAAGTTGCTTCATCATTTCGATGTTAGCAGCAGCTGCTTCTTTGCATTGCTCTTGAAGTTTCTTATCTAATGGTTCTGACCATGTGATTGAGAATCCAACTCCAAGGTTGAGGTTGTCTTTTTGTCCAGTTCTGATAGGAACACGATACAACACATCACCAGGATTATCTGGAGCACCATCTTCATCAAAGTCTCGCATATCATATACTGGATCCTTGTAGTAAGGTTCCCATGGTTTTTGTGCTGATACACTGCCAGTTACATATGGGGTAAAGTTTCTGGTTGGTCCTTGACACTGGATTCCATTTCCATAAGTGTTCGTAATATACGGACCTTGGAGGACCTGGATCGCCTGATTGGTAACGCTCCCTGAACTATTAGCAACAGGAGCAGCAGTAGCAGATACACCACCAACAGTTTCAGCCAAAGCTTTATGTGGCGATAGTGTTCCAAGAAGGATGACTCCTATTATTGACTGAATATGGAAGTTGTGTCTGTTATTGATTCTACTTCTGTGACTCTTTGAATTATTGTTTGATTGCTTAAACCAGGACCACGGTAAGTTTCTGCAAACTGAAATGCTGCGCCTGGAGTTGTCTGCGTGAAGATTGGTTTGCTCCCGATTCCTGTCCATGTAGAAGTTACCCCGTCTATGGTCGATGTAGAAGTAGATGTAGTTGGCGACAATGCACCTGTTGGAGTGATACCAGATCCAGATACGGAATATTGATACCCAGTGTTATAGTCCATCGAATTGATGGTTTCAGTTATTTTTGATCTTGTTTCTGTGTGGCTCGTCATACTTCCTTGACTAAAGTTAGGAACCACAGGCACCGCATGGGCAGGAGACCCAAGCAGTGCCAAAATAACAAATAACCTTTTCATTATCTTACAGTCAGTTCTGTTACGAATTGTCCTGTTGCTACTGTTCCAGCACCACCAGCAGTCAGAGTGATTGCTCCTGCGGTGTCGATGGTTCCAGCAAGTGCTCCAGCAGTTCCACCAATCTGAGTGGTAGTTTCTCCATAAAGATTTGGAGTATCAATCTGACCAGCAGAAAGTGCAGTCTGTGTAGTAACTACTGTGTCACCAATGAAGGTATTCTCAGCAAAACTAAATGACTGACCGTCATTATTGATTGCGTAAGAAGTAGCACTTACTGTTGCTGGTGCTGTTGCGGTGCCACCAGTCAAACCACCAAGAGTAGTAACTGAAATATTATCTCCAGATACTGAGTAAGAAGAACCAAGTCTTGTAGATTGGACTGCGGGTCCTTCTACTGACAGTTGAACTGAAGAAGAAATTTTGCTAGTAAGATCGGCATGTGCGGGTGCCGCCATCAGTAACA